GCCGAATTTTTGCGCGCGCAGGTTTCGGGGGTGGGGGGGGTCAATGACCAGGTGCAGATGTCTGCACCCGAGGCGGCCTGATGGGACAGCGCGGGCCGGCGGGCAAGCCGCTCGAGCTGCAGGTGCTCGAGGGGAACCGTGGCCACCGGCCGCTGAACCTCGACGCGACCTTTCGGCCCGAGGTGGCGATGCCCTCGGTGCCCAAGGATCTGACCCCCGGCGCGCGCAAGGTTTGGAAGCGCCTCGGTCCCGAGCTATTGCGATACAACCTGATGAGCGTTGTCTACAGCGACACCTTCGAGGACCTGTGCGAGACCGTGGCCACAGTCAAGCTGCTGCGCCGCGCGATCAATGCGCGCATCAAGCTGCTGGTCGATGCCGGCCTGGAGCCCAGCGAAGCCTACGAGGTTAAGACGCCTAACGGCATGCCGGTCCAGCACCCCGGCTATCAGACGCTGAAAAGCGAGCGCAACCACATGCACGCGCTGCTCGGTCAGTTCGGGCTGACGCCGGCGCAGCAGGCCCGCGTCACAACTGCGGTGCGTGCCCAACTCAAGCTGTTCGAAGGCAACGGCCAGCCGTCTCCGCCTGCCAACCCGACCGGGCCGGGTGAGATGCCCCGCGGCTTTGCCGACTTCTAACGCCATGGCCGAGCTCAGCTACTTCGATCGATCCAAGGCCTACGCGCACCGCGTGGTCCGCGGCACCGAAGTCGCCGGCCGCTACGAGCGCCTGGCGTGCCAGCGCTTTCTCAACGACCTCGAGCGCCAGGGCCGCGTCGACTTCCCCTACGTCATCGACGAGGCCAAAGGCAACCGCGAGGTGCGCTTCATCGAGCTGCTGCCGCACATCAAGGGCGAATGGGCGAAGCCAGAGTACGTCGACGGCAAGTTCCGCTACGCTAAGATCCAGCTCAGCGATTGGCAGGTGTTCATCGAGTTCAACCTGTTCGCCTGGGTGCATCACGCCACAGGCTTGCGCCGCTTCCGACGCGACTACGAAGAGATCGCCCGCAAGAACGCCAAGAGCACCCGCGTCGCCGGCCGACAGTTGTACCTGGCCTTCGCCGATGGCGAGCCGGGCGCTCACTGTTACAGCGCGGCCACCACTGGCGAGCAGGCGCGCGAAGTTTTCGACGTGTCGCGCAACATGGCCCTGCGCGAGCCCGAATTCCTGCAGCGCTTCGGTGTCGAGGTGGGCAAGCACGACATCACCTGCAGCAGCACTGCGAGCAGCTACAAGCCGTTGAATGCCGAGGGCTCCACGCTCGACGGCCTCAACGTGCACGGCGGCTGCGTCGACGAGGTGCATGCCCACAAGACACGCGCTGTGTGGGACGTGTTGGACACCGCCACCGGCGCGCGCAGTCAGGCGCTGCTGTCGGCCATCACCACTGCTGGCAGCGACAGATCGGGCATCTGCTACGAGCTGCGCGGCTACACCATTAAGGTGCTTGAGGGTGTGGTGCAGGACGAGACATGGTTCGGAATCATCTTCACCATTGACGATGGTGACGATTGGCGCGATCCCGCCTGCTGGCGCAAGGCCAATCCCAACCTGGGCATCAGCGTCAAGGTCGACGTGCTCGAGGCCGCCTGCCGCAAGGCGATGGCCATGCCCAGCGCCGTCGGCAACTTCCTCACGAAGCACCTCAACGTATGGGTGAATGCCGATTCGGCGTGGATGGACATGCAGGCCTGGGACCGCTGCGCCAACCCGGCCCTGCGCTTCGAGGATCTTGGGCACCTGCCATGCTGGGTGCCCCTGGACCTGGCCAGCAAAGTCGACATCGCGGCAGCGCCGGCGCTGTTCCACGACGAAGAGAACGACCGCTACCTGCTCGTGACGCGCGGCCGCTTCTGGCTGCCAGAGCGCGCTGTCGAGAACGGCGCCAACAGCCAGTATCAAGGCTGGGTGCGCAGCGGCCACCTGGTGGCCACGCCCGGCGAGGTCACGGACTACGACGCCATCGAGGAGCAGCTGCGGCAGGACGCCCGCACTTGCCAGGACCTGCGCGAGATCCCTTTCGATCCTTTCCAGGCCACGCAGCTGAGCAGCCACATGCTGGGTGAAGGCCTGCCGATGGTGGAGATGCGGCCCACCGTTCTTGCCATGAGCGAGCCGATGAAGCAGCTCGAGGCACTGGTCCTGCAGGGCCCGGACAAGTTCCAGCACGACGGCAGCCCGGTGATGGCATGGATGATGTCCAACGTGGTCTGTCACCACGACGCAAAGGACAACATCTACCCGCGCAAAGAGCGGGCCGAGAACAAGATTGACGGTCCCGTCGCGGCCATCATGGGCCTAGGCAGGGCGATGGCCGCCACAGCGCCTGAAGTGTCATTCTGGCAATCGCAGGCCTCCAGCAAATGAACCTGCTGCCGTCGTTCCTGCGCCGCAAGGACTTCACGCCCATGAGCAGCGCCACGCTCGCGCAGCTGCTGGCCAGCGCCTTCGGCGGCGGCGCCACCAAGAGCGGCGCAACTGTCACGGCCGAAACCGCCCTGCAGGTCTCTGTCGTGCTGGCGTGCGTGCGCGTCATCGCCGAAGGCGTGGCCCAGGTGCCGTTCCGCGTCATGCAGGAAACGCCCGATGGCCGCACCCGCCTGCCGGCCAAGAAGCACCCGCTGTGGGACGTGCTGCACCGCAAGCCCAACCGCTGGCAGTCCAGCTTCGGCCTGCGCGAAACCATCGTCATGCACGCCGCGCTCACCGGCAACGGCTATGCGTTCAAGAGCCGCGTCGGTGCCGACCAGCGCATCGGCGAGCTCATCATCATCCCGCCATACCGCTGCAAGCCCGAGCTGGCCGCCAACGGCACCATGCTCTACCAGGTCAAGGGCAAGGACGGCAGCGCGCGCACCTTGACCGAAGATGACGTCTGGCACCTGCGCGGCCCCAGCTGGGACGGCAGCGTGGGCATGGACGTCATGCGCCTGGCGCGCGAAGCCATCGGCCTGGCCATGATGGCCGAAGAAACGCAGGGCAACCTGCACGCCAAGGGCGTGCGCACCACGGGTGTGTACAGCATTGAAGGTACGCTCAACAACAACCAGTACGAACAGCTCAAGGGCTGGGTCGCCAAGGAATTCGCGGGCACCAACGGCGGCAGCCCGATGATCCTCGACCGCAATGCCAAGTGGCAGCCGACCACGATGACCGGCGTCGACGCGCAGCACCTGGAGACGCGCGCCTTCCAGGTCATGGAAATCTGCCGTTCGCTGCGCGTCATGCCCATCATGGCCGGCCACAGCGACAAAGCCGCCACCTACGCCAGCGCCGAACAGATGTTCATTGCGCACCTGGTGCACACCCTCACGCCCTGGTACGAGCGTGTCGAACAAAGCGCCGATTGCCAGCTGCTCAGCGACGCCGATCGCGCGGCCGGCTACTACACCTTCCTCGACCCCGCCGGCATGCTGCGCGGCGCGCTGCGCGACACCGCCGAGTACCTGTACCGCCTGGTGAGCATCGGCACGATGACGCGCAACGAAGCGCGCGAGCGCCTCGACCTGAACCCCATCGACGGCCTGGACGAGCCGCTCACTCCGGCCAACATGATCACCAGCGCCGCGAACGACCCGCTCAACGCCGGCGCCGCCGCCTGAAAGGACCCAGCACCATGGATCTGAAGTACATCGACCGCCCGTTCGAAGTCAAGGCCGTCGACGACGCCGGCATCTTCACCGGCTACGGCAGCGTCTTCGGTAACGTCGACAGCTACCAGGAAATCGTCGCGCCAGGCGCCTTCGTCGAAAGCCTGGCCGCGTGGAAAGACGCCGGCAAGCTGCCGCCCGTGCTGTGGCAGCACCGCAGCGGCGAGCCAGTCGGCCCGTACCTCGAACTGCGCGAAGACAGCCACGGCCTGTGGGCCAAGGGCCAGCTGCTGGTCGACGACGTCGTGCGCGCCAAGGAAGCGCGGGCGCTGATGAAGGCCAAGGCCGTCAACGGCCTGAGCATCGGCTTCGTCACGCGCGAGGACAGCTACGACAAGGTCACCGGCATCCGCACGCTGAAGAAGATCGACCTGTGGGAGATCTCCATCGTCACCTTCCCGGCCAACCCGGCCGCGCAGATCTCCAACGTCAAGAGCGCCGTCGAGGCGCTTGAAACCCTGGCCGAAGCCGAACGCTACCTGCGCGATGCAGGCGGCTTCAGCAAGGCCGCCGCCCTGGCGTTCATCGCCCGGGTCAAGTCCATGCAGAACCGGAGTGATTCCGACGAGCTGGGCGAGCTCAAGCGCCGCCTCACCGCGCTGCGCACCACCATCGTCTGATTCATCACAAGGAAATCACCATGTCTACCATCGCAGAAGTTACCAACCTCGTCGATTCCATCCAGCAGTCGTTCAACGACTTCAAAAAGATCAACGACGAGCGCCTGTCCAAGGTCGAAAAGGGCAGCACCACCAGCGACTTCGAAGCCAAGCTCGCGCTGGTGCAGGCCGACCTGGCCAAGGCGCTCGACCTGAAGAAGGAAATCGAGCGCGTCGAGGCCAAGGCCAACCTGCAGGGCCTGATCGTCGATGCCAAGGACCGCAACCCCGACAAGGCCGCGTACAAGGCCGCCTTCCTCGACCGCTTCGTGCGCAAGGGCGAAGACAGCGCCGACCTGAAGGCACTGCAGGCCAAGGCATGGAGCATCGGCGTCGCCGCCGACGGCGGCTACGCGCTGCCCGAGCAGATCGACCGCGCCATCGAGAAGATGCTGCGCGACATCAGCAACGTGCGCAGCCTGGCCAACGTGGTCACCGTCGGCACCAGCGACTACAAGAAGCTGGTCAACGTCAACGGCATCGCCTCGGGCTGGGTGGGTGAAACGGCCGCGCGGCCGGCCACCAACACCAGCCAGTTCGCCGAAGTGGCGCCGCCCATGGGCGAGCTGTACGCCAACCCGCAGGTCACCCAGCAGTCGCTCGACGACCTGTTCTTCGATGTCGAAGCTGAGTTGATGACCCAGCTGATGGAAGAGTTCGCGCTGGCTGAAGGCTCCGCGTTCGTGTCCGGCAACGGCACCAACAAGCCCAAGGGCTTCCTGGCCTACACCACGGCGGCCACCGCGGACTCGGGGCGTGCCTTCGGCACCCTCGAGCACATCGCAACAGGTGTGTCGGCCGAATTCGCGGCCAGCAACAAGGCCGACGCCTTCTTCGCGGTGGTCGCGGCGCTGAAGAAGGGCTACCGCAACGGCGCCGTGTGGATGATGAACAAGAGCATCCTGTTCGAGGTGCTGCGCTTCAAGGACACCACCGGCCAGTACCTGTGGCAGCCGTCCGTGCAGGACAGCGGCCTGGGCATCCGCCTGCTGGGATTCAACGTCGAAGAGGCTGAGGACATGCCCGTCAAGGCGGCGAACAGCCTGTCGGTGGCTTTCGGCAACTTCAAGCGCGGCTACACCATCGTCGACCGCGTCGGCATGCGCATGCTGCGCGACCCGTACACCAACAAGCCCTACGTCGGCTTCTACACCACCAAGCGCGTGGGCGGCGCCGTGGTCAACAGCGAAGCCATCAAGCTGCTGAAGTTCTCGGTTGCCTGAGTTGTCTCCTGGCCCCGCCTGAAGGCGGGCCGTCCCAGCGGGCCGCGGTCTCACCACCGCGGCCCGTTTCTTTTGGAGCGAAAGACATGCCCCAGATCATCGTGAAGCAAGCCTTCAGGTTTGCGCACCACGGCCACCAGGTCGAGGCCTTCGAGCCCGCCGACGAGCCGGTGGACACCACCGACCAATGCGCCGAGCTGGCCATCGCCGAGGGTTGGGCTGAAGCGCCCGCCGCCAAGGCCGCGGAAGCGTCGCCGCAAACGCGCGATGCCGCTCGGCAACGCAGCCACAAGGCCGCGGCCTGATCACCGGAGTACACCATGCCCGTTACCCTGCGCTACATCGGTGCCACGGACCCCTTCTTCGAGACCGCGATCACTGGCGCGCCCACGAAGTGGAATCGTGGGGACAGCAACGAAGTCGGCGATAGCGCTGCCACCCTGCTGATCAACAGCGGCCTGTTCGAGGTGTACGCCGACCGGGTGCTGCCGTTCGCGTTTAGCGCCAGCGGTGAGATCGTGGGTGCGCGCACGCCGAATGGAGTCGTGCTGCCGATCAGCGCTGGCGGCAACTACCTCAACTCCGCTGGTGTGTCTTCGGGCTATACCGTGCTGTCGCCCGACACTACCCTGCTGCCGACATTTACCAACCTGACGAACTGCGCAGCGCCGACGATCACGCCTGTAACCATTGACGGCGAGCGTTGGCTCAGGTTTGACACCACGGCGACAGCAACCGCAGCGGACACGCGATTCGACATTGCCTTCAACACGCCGCTGGCCTACCCTGTCAATTGCGACTGTATGACTGTCGAGTACACGCAAGCAACGCCATCTGGGACGTATTTCACTGGCTACCTTGGCACTGCCGGCGGATATGGTGTTTCAACAAACGCCAACTGGAATTTTTCCGCGACAAACAGCCAAAGCGATCCGCAAACATTACGCGACCTTACTGCGCTGACAATTCACCGAACGCGGATGAATCTGGCGCCGACTGGGTTCGCTGGCGAAACGCTTCTTCAGCCGGTGGATGTGTGCAAACTACGTGTCGTGTTCTCTGCCTCGATCACTGCGGGTACTGCAATGCAGTTTTTCCTGCGTTCTATTGTGCTCGGCAGGGCCGCACGCACCGGGCGCTTAAGCATCGTTGCAGATGATGGGTATGCGTCTTGGTTTCAACGCGGCGTGCCTATTCTGGAGCGCAGGGGCATTAAGAGCACTGCCGCCATCATCGTGCCTCACCCCAACTCACCAGGCGCTGGTGTTGATGCTGGCCCGCTGTGGTGTACTACACGGCAACTACAGGACTATGTTGCTGCTGGCAACGCCTGCGTCACGCACGGCCCTCACTCAGTCAACGGCAACCTGTATTCCGGCATCTTGGCTGTGGGTTCGGGCGGAAAATCGCCCGCGCAACTGAACGCCGAGCGCGTTGCTGATGTCAACTGGGGCCGAGATTGGTTGTATTCGCGCGGCCTGATCGATGAGTACGGCGCGGCCTGTTATGTCTGGCCGCAGGGCGTGTGGAATAGCGGCGACTCGAACTATGATTTACTCGACGCAATGTGGGCAGCGGGTTACAGGCTTGGGCGCTCTGCGACGCGGTATCCGAATTCTTCTCCGGTTTCCAGCACCAACTACGAGCGTTTTGTGAATCTGCGGGCGCTGTCGCCGAAGAATCGCTGGCGTCTCGTTGTGCCTCCGCTGGGGCATGCATTTACCACGACCGGCGCAACCGAAACCGCGAACGTCGATAAGATCATTCTCGCAATCCAGAACCTTGCAGCAAGCGGCCTGGATGGATTTTTGATGCTGCATAACCCGGTCAGCCCTGGCGCAGCAACACAAGCTGAAGACATTGAAACGGATAGGCT